ACGGCACCTCCTCAGCCCGCCTGTTCTTCCTCGACGACCAGGGCAACTGCCTGAGCAAGTCCTACGGCTCCAAGTACGGCAAGCCCCTCGCCATGCTCATCGGCAAGTTCTCCGGCAAGTTCACCGAAGAGCTGCGCCTTGACGCTACGCCCGCCGAGTTCATGACCTACTGCGAGCCGGCCTTCGGCAAGACCTGCCTGATCGGCGTCGAGGCCATCCCGAACGGCGAGTGGAACGGCAAGCCGCAGTTCAAATACAAGCTGACGTTCCCCAAGGGCGGCCAGAAGCCTATCGTGCCTGAGTCGCACACCGAAGCCCCGCCCTTCTAAGCCATGACCGAGGCACCCACGCCGATGGCCGCTCCCACCCTCGTCCTCATCTCCGGCTTCGCGAGGGCCGGGAAGGACACTCTGGCCTCCGGGCTTCTCGAGTGGTCCACCCGCCCCGCCGAGCACATCAACTTCGCCGACGCCCTCAAGGAGGCCGCGAACCATTACATGGATTACCTCGGCCTAGAGGGCGACTTCTTCCGCGAGGACTTCAAGGTGGATAACCGCGACTTCCTCGTTCACGCAGGCAAGTTCGCTCGGCGCATGGATCGGGACGTGTTCGCCCGCCACTTCGCCAACTGGTGCCCGGTGATGAAGCACGTCGACCAGCCCTCCCCCGAGACGGTCGTCTGCTCCGATTGGCGCTACATCAACGAGCTCAGGGTGTGCCAGGACATCCTCTGGGAGAAAGGCTGGAAGGTCCGCACGGTGTATGTCTCCACCGCTGGCATCGGCCCGGCCAATGATGAAGAGTTAGACAGCATCGCCGAGATACGCGCCGCCCACCTGTTCGACCAGGAGTATATCTTCAAGCCGAACGCCCGCAACCAGATCATGTCCGAAGGACGCAACCTCGCCAAGTCATGGAGACTCTGACCCGCGAGACTATCCAGTGGGGACTGCGTATCGGCATCGCCCCCGACCGCATGGCCTTCCTCGCTTCCTGCCCGGAGTTCACGGTCTGCCACGGCAACCGCAAGTCCGAGCGCAACGTGAAGGACAACCCGAACCACCACCTTCAGCGTCTCGGCTCCTGCTGGTGGTTCCGCCTGCGTCGTCGCGGCAAGGACATCGTCGAGAACATCGGCCAAGACCTGACCATCGCCCGCAAGCGCCGTGACGAGATGCTCGCGGCCTTCGATGCCGGCAAGCCCATCCCTTACCTCGCCAACAAATGAGCACCCCGACCCGCTTCGTTGCCTTCGGCGACAACCACGGCGACATGGCCGACGAGAACGCCGTCGAGGCCCTCGTCGAGTTCATCAAGGACTACAAGCCGACCGTGCGCGTGCACCTCGGCGACTGCTTTGACTTCCGATCGCTCCGTCGTGGAGCCGGGCAGGATGCCGAAGGCGCTGAGTCCCTCATCTCCGACATCGAGGCCGGTGAACACTTCCTCGAGCGTACCAAGCCCACCGTCTACCTGATGGGCAACCACGAGCACCGGGCCCAAGCCCTTCAGCATACCTCGGGCTCCGCCCTGGTACGCGACTACTGCGCCGACCTCGAGGCCCGCATCAAGACCACCGCGAAGAGCTGCGGAGCCAAGACCATCCTGCCCTATCACGCCGAGAAGGGCGTCTACCGCCTAGGCCCGGTGGCCTTCATTCACGGCTATGCCCACGGCCTCAACGCCACGGCAGAGCAGGGCAAGCACTACGCCGACCGCGGCGGTGCCCTGATCCACGGACACACGCACACCCTATCCCAAGTCAATCTGACCAAACACCAAGGCGGGGCGGCGTTCAGCGCCGGCTGTCTCTGCCAGAAGGACGCCATGGCCTACGCGTCGCACCGCCTAGCGACCTCACGCTGGGGCTCAGGCTTCGCAGCAGGCTGGGTCGACGGCTCCGACTGGAAGGTCTGGCTCGTCCACCGCGTCGGCTCCCGCTGGGTCTGGACGACCGACCTCAAGGTCTTCACCCCGAAAAGCAAATGAGACGCTTCGACGCCCACGCGCTGCTGGCCGCCCTCAAGGACGAGCCAAGGGAAGACCTAGACGGCTGGATCAGGACAATCGAGGTCGCCCCGCTCCTGGGCCTGAAGACCCTCGCCGGTGCTCGCGGCCCCATCGCCCGCATCGTCAAGGCAGGCTTCGCCGAAGAACGTCGCGTCAAACATCACCGCCTAATCTATCGCCTGTCGCCCCGCTTCAAGACCTGGGCGAAAGCCCACGAGGCCGCCCTAGCCCTCGAAGCCTTCAAGAGCCCCGCAGGCTGGGTCACGCTCACGCAGTACGCCCGCAAGAGCCGACGCACCGTCCGCGGCATCCAGTACCGCATCGACGGCGCTGACATCGCCCGCAAGGTCTTCCGCACCCCTCGACCTGTCCCCCATTACCGCAAGACCGACCTAGACCGCATCCTACGCAAAGCATCTTGACCAAGGGCACCCACGCCCCCAAACCCCAACCCTCTCTTCCATGACCCCTCCGAACAACGTGCCGGCGGAACGCCACCTCCTCGGTGTCCTCCTCCGTGACGCGCTCCCTTTCCCTGCCGACCTCAAGCCGTCCGACTTCTTCGAGCCCGCCCATCAAGACATTGCCGCCGCGATCCTTGCGCTCGAAGTCGACGGCACGCCCGGTGACGAACTGACCGTCAGCCAGAAACTGCGGGCCATGCGTTCGCCTATCGACGCGTCCGCCGTCTCGCTCCTGGTCAGCGACGCAGGGTCAGGCACCTATCGTCCCGAGCACGTCGAGCTCATCGCCGACGCCGCCCTGCTCCGTGCCGCCACTGCCGCCGCCGCGTCAGCCACCGACCCGGATACCCTGCTCGACCATTATGCCCGACTCGCCGACAAGCGCAAGGGGTCAAAGGTCAAGCACGGCCCGAAGCGGATGGCCTTCGACGACCTGATGGCCTTCGACCGCAAGGACGACCCGAACACCGTCCTCGGCAACCGCTGGCTTTGCAAGGGCGGTTCCCTTCTGATCGTCGGCCAGTCCGGCACAGGCAAATCCTCGCTGATGATGCAGGCCGCCGTCCATTGGGCGTTAGGCCGTGACTTCTTCGGCATCAAGCCAGCCCGACCGCTTAGAGCCATCATCCTGCAGGCAGAGAACGATGCGGGCGACGTGTCCGAGGCTTTGCAGGACGTGGTCGCAGGTGCCTACCTCGACAGCGAGCGTGACCAGCTGCGCGAGTCCTTTGCCATCTTCCGAGACACGGTAAGCACTGGCACGGCCTTCACCGCCGCTCTCGCCGACCTAGTCCGCGAACACCGGGCAGACATCGTGTTCGTCGACCCGCTGCTCTCCTTCGCCGGCATCGACGTCTCCGACCAGGAGCAGGCCTCCAAGTTCCTGCGCCATGACCTCGCCCCGATCCTGCTCGAGACAGGCGCCGTGCTCGTGGCCATGCACCACACCGGCAAGCCCAAGTCTGGGGACAGGGAAGGTCAAACGGTTGCTGACCTCGCATATAGCGGACTTGGGAGCAGTGAGTTCACGAATTATTTTCGAGAGTGTGCGCTGTTGATGAGATGTCAGGGAGAGGAACCGATCTACAAGCTTGCTTTGACGAAAAGACGTGGCCGTGCCGGCCTGAAGGACGCCGATGGGCAGTTCAAAGGCGAGATTTACATTCGCCACGCCGCCCAGAAGGGTGTCATCAGGTGGGAATACAGTCAGCCCCCCTCCCAACCTACTGACGCAGATACCGATTCCAGACCCGCCAAGGCCTCTACAAGGCGTTAAGGCTGGTTGGTTGGTATCCTCGTAGCCATACGAGACCAAAACGCCCCCAAAGGGCTTTCTCGTTTGACTTCTGGCTAACCTCTCACAAACCCTAACACAACCCTTCGAACAAACCTTTGAACAATGCATGGTTCTAGGCTATCCCTTCGGGATAAGCCGTAGAACAGTGAGATGCCTAGCCCTTAGCCTTACGGCAGGGCGGCCCTCACCTACGATGCAAGATACACCTACCACCCAAACCAATGAGAAACCCAAACCCTAACGTCGGACGCCAGATCGCGTTCCGCTTGCGCATGAAGAAACTCTGGGAGACCGACCGCGAACGCATGGTCAAACGCTCCAAGGCCGGAGCCAAGGCCATGCGAGACAAGGCAACCAGGAACAAGCACTGGTGGGCTAACTGGCTAGGCAACCGAGATTCATATCTGACCAAGGAGCAGCTGATGACCGGCATCACCAAGTCCATGGATCAGTTCAGCGACACCAAGCCTCAGTCAGTCCTGGCTAGGCTAATCCGCCAAGGCCTCGTCCGTTACGACGACGACCGCATGGCTTACCGCAACCTTTCCCAGAACATCTAACCATGAGCAAAATCAGCCAAGAGCTAAACAGCCTTATCCTCAAGGCTCTCAAGACATTCCCTGAACAGATGACCCGCAAGGAAGTCATCGAACAGTGCGAACGCTTTGTCCCTACCGAACCTCTCATCTGGATTGCTCCGGCAACCTTTGCAGGGCACGTCATGCGTCATTGCGATTGCTCGTTCAATCGTCAGTCCAAGCGCTACACCAACTATCTCGTTAAAGACCTAAAGGGGAAGTTCAGGGTGCTCTGACTTTTGCTCATTGCTCGCTGGGTAACATCCTTTCCAATACATAGCCGTGACCAAGGCCAGCATCAACGACCTCTCTGCTCCTAGCAAGGACGCGAAGAGCTTTGACGCTTGGTTTTTCTCTCAGCCGAAGAAGGTCCAGGAGAAGATGCGCGAGAACGGCGTGCTGCCGTATCGCGAGATGAGCCAGCCTAGGCACGTCTTCTCGGTCGATGCCAATCATCCGGCATGGTCGACGCGTGATGGTGAAAACCTACGCAAGGAGACTGAAGCCTTCATCTCTCGCGATCATGTGGGCGTGATGCTCAAGGGCTTCATCGACGCGCTGGCCGCGACGGATAACTTCGCCTTCCGTCGTCATGTGGAAACCGTGAGGTGGGCGCTGTCCCTGCCCGGATGCCTGGACTCCCGCACGATCGGGAAGATGTACGGACGCTCGCACTTCTGGATGCGTAGCCGAGCCAAGGAAATCCAGCGCGCCGTGAACTCCGACGCGGTCGGAATGTTCCCGCACGTTAGGGTTTGGGTTTCTCATTGGGTTGGGTGGTAGGTGTATCTTGCATCGTGGGTGAGGGCCGCCCTGCCGTAAGGCTAAGGGCTAGGCATCTCACTGTTCTACGGCTTATCCCGAAGGGATAGCCTAGAACCATGCATTGTTCAAAGGTTTGTTCGAAGGGTTGTGTTAGGGTTTGTGAGAGGTTAGCCAGAAGTCAAACGAGGAAGGCGTTTAAAAGCCTTTTGGTCTAGGATGGCTATGAGGATACCAACCAACCAGCCTTAACGCCTAGGAGAGGCCTTGGCGGGTCTGGAATCGGTATCTGCGTCAGTAGGTTGGGAGGGGGGCTGGCTGTATTCCCAGCGGATGACCCC